ATGGCGGAGACGGTGATTCAGTCGGGGCACAAGGAAGGGCCGATGAAGCGGTTGCAGAAAGAAGGCGATGTGCCCGAAGAGAAGAAGCAGGCGTTCCTCGATGCGTTGGCCGACAGCTGCAACGTGAAGGCAGCGGCCGAGGCGTCGGGTTTCACGCCGTCGACGGCCTATAAGCTGCGCCAGCGCGATCCGGCCTTTGCCGCGGCCTGGCGGGAGGCACTGGAAATCGGCTATGTGCGGTTGGAGATGGCGCTGGTCGACCGCGCGATCCGGACGATCGAGCAGTCGCGCGACGATGCGCCCGACGCGCTTCCGGCGGTGGGCGCGATGACCGCGGCGCAGGCGATCGACCTGATGAACAAGCATCGCGCGAGCGTCGAGGGCGGGCGCGCGAAGAGGATTCGCGGGACCGAGCGCAACCGTCCGACGGCCGAGGAGACGGATGCCGAAATCCTGAGCCGGATTGCGGCAATCGAACGGCGGCGGGTGCACCGGCAGGGCGCCGAAGCGCATGCGGGCGCGGGCGCCGTCGATGCGACGGCGGGCATGGCGCCGAAGAAACGGAGCGGCGAGGGCGCGCGCGGGTGACCCGCTGGCTCAAGCGGCTGGCGCTGGCGCCGGGGGAAACGATCCTCGACCGGTTGCTGCGACTGTCGCCAGATGAACGCGCCGAACTGATCCGCGACATGCCGCGCCGGTTCGTCGAGGAACTCAACGAACGCTGGTATCAATGGGCGCATGACGGCCAGCGAGCGCCGCCCGGCGACTGGCCCGTGTGGGTTATCCGCGCCGGGCGCGGATTCGGCAAGACCCGCGCGGGCGCCGAATGGGTGAGCGAGATCGCGCGCGCGACGCCGGGTGCGCGCATCGCGCTGGTCGCGGCGAACGACCGTGACGGGATCCGGGTGATGATCGAGGGCGTGAGTGGGTTGATTGCCGTTGCGCGCCGCGACGAACAGCCGCGCTGGCGCCACGATCGGCGCGAACTGCATTTCAAAAGCGGCGCGGTGGCGACACTGTTTTCGGCCGAAGCACCAGGGAACCTGCGCGGTCCCGAGCATCATGCCGCCTGGTGCGACGAACTGGCCAAGTGGCGCAGCGGCGACGCGGCGTGGGACAATCTGATGCTGGGCATGCGCAAGGGCGAGCGACCGCGCGTGCTGGTGACGACGACGCCGCGCCCGGTGCCGCTGATGGCGCGGGTCGAAGCCGTGCCGGGGTGCGTGCTGACGCTGGGGCGGACGCCCGACAATCCGCATCTGCCGCGCAGTTATGTGACGGCGATGATCGAGACATACGGCGGCACGCGGTTGGGGCGGCAGGAGCTGGACGGCGAACTGCTCGAGGATGTCGAGGGCGCGCTGTGGACGCGCGCGCTGGTCGAGGCGTGCCGGGTCGATACCGACGCGATCGGGAAGCCGGTGCGCGTGGTGATCGGGGTCGACCCGCCGGCGACGTCGACCGGCGATGCGTGCGGGATCGTCGTCGCGGCATTGCTGCGCGACGGCAAGCTGGCGGTGGTCGAGGATGCGAGCGTCGAAAAGGCCTCGCCCGCGGTGTGGGCGCAGGCGGTCGCGGCGGCGGCGGCGCGCTGGGGCGCCGAGCGGGTGGTGGCCGAGAGCAATATGGGAGGCGAGATGGTGCTGGGCACCTTGCGCGCGGCGATGACGAACTTGCCGGTGACCGCGGTGCACGCGAGCGTCGGCAAGGCGCGGCGCGCCGAGCCGGTGGCGCTGGCGTACGAGCGCGGCGACGTGGTGCATGCGGGGGTGTTCTCGGCGCTCGAGGACGAGCTTTGCGGGCTGCAGGTGGGGGGCGGTTATGCGGGGCCGGGACGCTCGCCCGATCGGGCGGATGCCTGTGTTTGGGCTTTGGCGGAGTTGCTGCGCGGGGTGGCGCGCGGGAAGGGGCCGGGGGTGGTGAGGATCTAGATCGGGAACCCAAATCCGTTCGCATCGAGCGAAGTCGAGATGCCTATCGGTGGGTGCCGCCCACGGGGTGTCTCGACTTCGCTCGACACGAACGGAGATTGAAGGTGGCGCGATGCCGCCATGGGCCCCGGCTTTCGCCGGGGAACGGATAGGAGAACATCATGAACTGGTTTGGCCGCAAGGCGGCGCAGGGTGCTGCGCGGCCCGCCTTGTCGCGGGTCTATGGGGCGTGGAGCGCGCCCGCGCCGTTGTCGTTCGAGGCGCAGCTGCGCGAAGGGTATCTCGCGAACCCGATCGTCCAGCGCGCGGTGCGGCTGGTCGCCGAGGCGGTCGGGAGCGCGCCGGTCGAGGCGAGCGATGCGGGGCTGGGGGCGCTGGTCGCGGCGACGTCGGGCGGGCAGGGGTTGCTCGAGACGCTGGCGTCGCAGCTGCTGCTGCACGGCAATGGCTATGTGCAGATCCTGGCCGACGGGGCGGGGGCGCCGGCCGAGCTGTTCGCGCTGCGGCCCGAGCGGGTGACGGTCGAGGCCGACGCGCGCGGGTGGCCGGTGGCCTATCGCTATAGCGCGGGCGGGTCGGGGGTTACCTTGCCTGCCGAGGATGGCGGGGGGCGGCCCCAAGTGGTGCATGTGAAGGCGCTGCACCCGCTCGACGATCATTATGGCGCGGGGTGCCTGGGCGCGGCGGCGGCGGCGATCGCGGCGCATAATGCCGCGACGAGGTGGAACGCCGCGCTGCTGGCCAATGCCGCGCGGCCGTCGGGGGCGCTGGTGCACGATCCGGGCGAGAAGGGCGTGCCGCTGTCGGCGGAGCAGGTCGAGCGGCTGCGCGAGGAACTGGCGGAGGGGTTCGCGGGCGGGGCTAACGCCGGGCGGCCGCTGCTGCTCGAGGGCGGATTGAAGTGGCAGGCGCTGAGCCTGTCGCCCGCCGAGATGGATTTCCTGGAATTGAAGCACAGCGCGGCGCGCGAGATCGCGATGGCCTTCGGGGTGCCGCCAATGCTGCTGGGGCTGCCGGGGGATGCGACCTATGCCAATTATCGCGAGGCGAACCGCGCGCTGTGGCGGCTGACGGTGTTGCCGCTGGCGGGGAAGATCCTGGGCGCGATCGCGCAGGGGCTGCGCGGGTGGTTCCCGGGCGCGGCGCTGGCGGTCGATTTGAACAAGGTGCCGGCGCTGGTCGAGGAGCGGATGGCGCTGTGGCGCGAGGTGTCGGCGGCGGACTGGCTGACCGCGGACGAGAAGAAGGCGATGCTGGGCGTCTGACGGGAGATTGCGAGATGGATGAAGAAGAGGCCCTGGCGCGGCTGGTCGCGCTGGCGGGGGCGGGCGCGCCCGCCGATGCCGCGATATTGCGCGCGTTGATCGAGGAGGCGAGCGAGATGGGCGCGCGGCGCGCGCTGGCGCGGCTGGGGCTCGCCGACGAGGCGGCACGCGGCGACGTGAGCGATTTGCGCCAGCTGCTCGGCGCGTGGCGCGACGCGAAGACGAGCGCGTGGAAGGCGGCCATCGACTGGGCGGTGCGCGGGGCGCTGGCGCTGGTCGTGGTCGGGCTGGCGGTGAAGATGGGGCTGCCGGGGTTGCTGCGGTGAGGGGCAGTGCAAGGCCGCTGGCCCCCACCCCCGGCCCCTCCCCTGAAGGGGAGGGGGGCGTGAGGTTCGCGGGCTATGCCTCGGTGTTCGACCGGGTCGATCGCGGGGGCGATGTGGTGCGGAGCGGGGCCTTTTCGCAGAGCCTGGCGAGCGGGCGCGCGGTGCCCTTGCTTTGGCAGCACCGCCCCGGCGCGGTGATCGGGGCGGTCGAGGCGCTGGCCGAGGATCGGCGGGGGCTGCGCGTCGTGGCGCGGGTGACGCATCCGACCGCGGCGGCGCTGGTCGCGCGCGGGGCGCTGACGGGTTTGTCCTTCGGGTACCGGGTGACTGCGGCGCGCGGGAGCAATCCGCGCGAGCTGCTGGGGCTCGATTTGATGGAAGTGAGTTTGGTGGCGGCGCCGATGCAGGCGCTGGCGCGGGTGATTGCGGTGGATCAGGTGAAGGAGTGACGGGCATGGATATCGAGATGGAAGTGAAGGCGGATGCGCTCGACGGCGCGTTCGATGCGGTGCTGGCGGCCGAGGCGGTCGACGAGTTGAAGGCGTCGGTGTCGGCGCTGAAGGCGCAGCTCGACGCGCAGGCGGTGGCGAGCGGGCGCTTGCCGCTCGACGGGGCGAAGGGGGCGGATCCGGCGCGCGATGCTTTTGTCGAGCGCTATCTGCGGCGCGGGATCGATGCCAATCTCGTCGGGCTTGTGGAGATGAAGAGCCTGTCGGGGGCGTCGGGCGGCGAGGGCGGCTATGCGGTGCCGCGCGAGATCGACGGGGCGATCGCCTCGACGCTGACGTCGCTGTCGCCGATCCGGCGGATCGCGAGCGTCGTGCAGACGGGGACGAGCGGCTATCGCAAGCTGGTCGCGACCGGCGCGACCGAAGCCGGCTGGGTCGGCGAGAGTGCGGCGCGGCCCGAGACCGATACGCGAAGCTTCGCCGAAATCGCGCCGCCCGGCGGCGAGCTCTACGCCAATCCGGCGGCGAGCCAGGCGATGCTCGACGATGCGATGTTCGACGTCGAGGCCTGGCTGGCCGACGAGATCGGGCGCGAGTTCGCGGTGGCGGAAGGATCGGCCTTCGTCGGGGGCAACGGGACCAACCGGCCCAAGGGCTTCCTGTCCTATACCGCGACCAATGAGGCGGACAGCGTGCGCGATTTCGGCGAGCTGCAATATGTCGCCTCGGGCGCGGCGGGGGCCTTCGCGGCGTCGAACCCGCAGGACAAGCTGGTCGACCTGGTCCACTCGCTTCGCGCGCCGTACCGGCAGGGGGCGTGCTGGGTGATGAACAGCGACACGCTGGCGCGGATCCGCAAGTTCAAGACCAGCGACGGCGCCTTCATCTGGCAGCCGGGGCTGGTCGAGGGGCAGGCGGCGAGCCTGCTCGGCTATCCGGTGGTCGAGGCCGAGGACATGCCGGCGCTCGCCGCCGACAGCCTGTCGATCGCCTTCGGCAATTTCCGCGCGGGCTACCTCGTCGCCGACCGCGGCGAGACGCGCATCCTGCGCGATCCGTTCAGCAACAAACCCTTCGTGCATTTCTATGCAACCAAAAGGGTCGGCGGGGCGATCATCGATTCGAACGCGATCAAGCTGATGAAATTCGCCGCCAGCTGAGCTGGCGCGCGATGCGGCGCCCGGCCCCGGTCCTTTCCCTTTCGGCGAGCGGCCGGGCGCCAAACGAAACGGGTGAAAGTGATCCTCCCTGTCGCGAAGCGATGGGGAGGTGGCAGTCCCGCAGGGACTGACGGAGGGGCCGACGTCGATCGTCGGCGCGGCCCCTCGGCCCCTCCACCACTCGCTTCGCGAGCGGTCCCCCTCCCCAGGGCCTGCGGCCCCAGGGAGGATTTTTCATTTTTCGGAAAGGACGGCCGACATGCCGAGCCTGTTTTTTGCCGACCTGGTGCGCGAGCGGTGTACCGGGGCCGGTAGCGGCGCGCTGCCGCTGGGCGGGGCCCTGCCGGGGCATCGCGCGTTCAGCGCCGTGGTGCCCGAGGGCGCGAGCTTTCATTACGCCGTCGCCGGGGTGACGCATGCCGGCGAGTGGGAGATCGGGACCGGGCATCTCGACGCCGAGGGGCGGCTGGTGCGCGATGTCGTGGCGGCCTCGTCGAACGGCGGGGCGGCGGTGGCCTTCACGGGCGGGATCAAGACGGTCGCGCTGACCGCGGGGGCGGGGTGGTTCTCGGCTGCCGATACGGCGCTGGCGGGCGCCGCGGCGGGCGTGGCAGCCAATGCTGCGGGGCTGTCGGCGCTGGGCGCGACGGTGACGGCGCAAGGCGTCTCCATCGCGGCGGCGCAGGCGGCGATCGCGGGGCACGAGGGCGCCATCGCGGGCAAACAGCCGCTCTCGACCGGCCATTCGGCGGCGAGCGCGGTCGAGGCGGCGGATGCGGTGACGGTGCAGCGAGGCAGCGGCTGGGTGAATGTGCCCGCGAGCGCGCTGGTGCACCAGCGGAGCGGTGGCGGCTTTGTATGCGTGGGCAATCTGGGTGTGGGCGAGGAAGCGCCGGCGCAGCGGCTGGTGGTCAAGGGGAGCTCGGCGGTCGACGGCAGCGCGCCCGTGGTGATCGAGATTGCCGATACGCAGGCGGGCACGGCCGGATGGACGGCGAATGCCGCCTTTGCCGCGTTCAATTTCCGCTCTTCCGACGGATCGGTGAGCGGCGCGGGGGTGCGCGCGCAGATCGCGGCCACGATGCCCGTGGGGCACGGCGGGCAGACCGATCTGAAATTCAGCGTGTCGAACGCGGGGCTGCTCGACAAGGCGGCGGTGCTGGACAACGCGGGGCGCTTTCGACCCGGTGCGGATAATGCGCAGACATTGGGGCTGAGCAGCTTTCGCTGGTCGACGGTCTATGCCGCGACGGGGGCGATCAACACGTCGGATGCGCGCGAGAAAAGATGGCAGGGCGGTGCGACCGAAGCCGAACGCCGCGCGGCGCGGCGGATCGCGGGCGAGCTGGGCTTTTTCCAGTGGGAGGATGCGATCGCGGCGAAGGGGGCTGATGGAGCGCGGCGGCATTTCGGGGTGCGCGCGCAGCATGTCTGGGGGGCGATGGCCGACGAAGGGCTGGTCGATCCGATCGGGGCCGGCGGGCAGCCGGGGCACACGCCCTATGCCTTTCTCTGCTTCGACCGCTGGCAGGATGCGGACGGCGCGTGGCACGACCGCTTCGGGCTGCGCAGCGACCAGCTGGCGCTGTTCCTGATCGCCGGGCTGGTCGCGGGAGCGGCGCCATGATGGGACCGCGCGCGCTGTCGGGCGCGGCGCTGGGCGATGCCGGGCTTCGCGACCTGGCGGGGGAATGGAGCGGGCCGCGCCCGGGTGCGGCGCTGGGCGCGGGGCGGGGCGGCGGCGCCGGGGCGCAGGGCCGCGAGCGGCGGGTGATACCGAGGAAAGGGTGACGATGAAATCCTCCCCGGAACGGGGAGGGGGACCATGCGAAGCATGGTGGAGGGGGCTGGCGTCCCGACACGAGGTCGCGTGAGGACGCCAACCCCCTCCGTCAGCGCTTCGCGCTGCCACCTCCCCACAAGTGGGGAGGATCGGATGCGGGCGGGAGAAACGAGATGTTGCTGATCAAGGATCCGGGGGCGCGGGTCGATTATGCGTTCGACTGGGGCGATGCCTATCTGGACGGGCAGGTGATCGCGGAAGCGAGCTGGGCGGTCGAGCCCGAGGTCGACGGGGGCGTGGCGGTGGCGGGCGAAAGCCACGACCTGCTGCGCTGCGCCGCAACGATCGAGGGCGGGGTCGCGGGCGGGGTCTATCGCGTCACCAACCGCGTGACGCTGAGCGACGGGCAGATCGACGAACGTTCGATCATGCTGCGGGTGGAGGAACGCTGATGATCGTGGCGATCGAGAAGGGCGCGGCGCCGGTCGGCGTCGCCGAGGCGAAGGCGTGGCTGCGCCTGGGGGCGGGGCAGGACGATGCGGTGGTCGCCGGGCTGATCCGCAGCGCGACCGACCTGTGCGAGGCCTTCACCGGGCAGATGCTGATCGTGCGGACGGTGACCGAGGAAATGCCGCCAAGCGCCGGCTGGAGCAGGCTGGTCAAAAGGCCGGTGGTCGCGGTCGAGGCGGTGGCGAGGCTGACCGGCGATGACGAGACTCTGCTCGCGGCCGCGGCCTGGCAGCACGAGATCGACCGCGACGGCGCGGCGCGGGTGCGGGTCGAGGCAGCGGGCGAGGCGACGCGGCTGCGCGTGACCTATCGCGCCGGGCTGGCGGCGGAGGCCAATGGCGTGCCCGAGGCGATCCGGCAGGGGCTGGCGCGGATGATCCAGCATCTGCACGAAGGACGCAGCGAAGCGCGTCAAGAATTGGAGCGCGCGCCGCCCGCGATCGTTGCGGCGCTGTGGCAGCCGTGGCGGCGCATGGGGCTGGGGCGATGAGGGGCGCCGAGGCGGCGGTGCGCGCGCGGGCTCTGGGCGTGCTGGCGGACGATGTGGTGCTGACTGGGCTGGTGCACGGCGTGTTCGACGGCGTGCCGGCGCGGGCGAGCGCGCCCTATGTGAGCGTGGGCGGGGCCGACGGGAGCGACTGGGGGACGAAGGATGCGGCGGGGCGCGAGGTTCGCGTGACGCTGGCGCTGGCCGGGATCGGCGAAGCCGTCGCGGACGCGGCGGCGGGGCGGATCGAGGCGCTGGTCCCGGGACTGCGCGGCGAGGCGGGCGACTGGCGGATCGTCGGCGCACGGGTGGTGCGGACGCGGTTTGTGTTCGGCAAGGATGGCGGTTGGCGGCACGAGATCGTGGTGCGGTGCCGGTGCTTGTTGGAGGCCTAAAAGCCCCTCCCCTTCAGGGGAGGGGTTGGGGTGGGGGCTGTCGGCATGGCGCGAGGCCGCATGCCCCCACCCGCTGCGACTAACCAGCAAGCTGGTAAGTCTCGCTGCCCTCCCCTGAAGGGGAGGGCCTGGCCTATATTTTGCTGCACTTTTTGCTGCGGCGCTACCGCAGCAAAATCACTCGCCGGGGAGGGTGTTGGTCGAGCTGTAGTCCCTGAACTTGTCGGTGAAGTTCGCGTGATAATCCTCGATCTGCATGTCGGCGTCTTCGGTGGCGTTCTTTTCGCTGTCGCCGGCAGCGCGGCCGAAGGCGATGACCGCGGCGCGGAAGGCATCGCGCTCGTCCGAGCAGTTCGATTTCAGCGCCATTTCATATTCGGCCTCGCCCATTTTTGCCTCAAGCGACTTCTTCATGTCGGTGCGCAGGCATTTGGTGAAGGCGGCGCGCGCCGTATCGACCTTCGCGGCAGGCGACTGCGCGGCGGCGGCGAGCGCCATGGCAATGGTAGTGATCAGCATCCTGCGACTCCCCGTTTGCGGATGTTCTTGTGAGGCAAGGAGAATAGACGATGGCAATCGAAAATGGGAGCGCTTTTCTGCTCAAGATCGGCGACGGCGCGGTGCCGCCGGCCTATGCCACGGTGGCCGGGCTGCGCACGACGCAGCTGTCGGTGAACGGCGAGGCGGTGAACGTCACGACGAAGGATTCGGGCGGCTGGCGCGAGCTGTTGTCGGGCGCGGGGGTGCGGTCGGTTTCGGTGAGCGCGGCGGGCATCTTCACGGGGTCCGACGCCGAGACGCGGCTGCGCGGCCATGCCCTGTCGGGGGCGATCGACGCCTATGAGCTGAGCTTCGAGAGCGGCGAGCGCATGCAGGGGCGCTTCCTGGTCACGCGGCTCGACTATGCCGGCGATTATAACGGCGAGCGGCAATATACCCTGAACCTGGAAAGCAGTGGCGCGGTGGTGAGCCTGTGAGCGGGCCGGCGAATATGCTGCGCGGCGAGGCCGAGTTGCGGGTCGGCGGCGAGCCGTTCGTGCTGCGGCCGAGCTTTGCAGCATTGGTGGCGGCCGAAGGCGAATTGGGCCCGCTATTCGCGCTGGTCGAGCGCGCCGCCGAGGGGCGGCTGGGGCTGGGCGAACTGGCGGCCTTGTTCTGGCATTGCGTGCAGGACCGGCCCGAGAGGCTGACGCGCGAGGTGGTCGGCGAGGCGGTGGTCGCCGCAGGGCTGGCGGCGGCGACGCCGGCGCTGCGCATACTGCTCGGGCAGATATTGCAGGGACGATGAGCGGCGCGTTCGGGCCGGGCGCGGCGCGGCTGGCGGGGCTTATGGCGCGGCTGGCGGGGTGGCGCCCGGGCGAGTTTTGGGCGGCGACGCCGGCCGAGGCTGCGGCGGTGCTTGCGGGCTGGATGGACGATGATCCGGCGGCGGGGGTGGACCGCGATGCGCTGGCGGCGATGATGGAGGCTTTTCCCGATGGGCGATGAGATCGACGAGGCGCTGGTGACGGTGCGCGCGGACACCGGTGCGTTCCGGCGCGACGTGGCGGCGCTGCGCGCCGAGCTGGAGGGATCGCTGGCGGCGGGGGCGGACGCGGCGGGACGGCGGATCGAGAATGCGCTGACGCGCGCGATTATCACGGGCAAGCTGGGGTTCGAGGAGCTGAAGCGGCTGGCGCTGTCGGTGATGGCCGATATCGCGCGCGCCGCGATTTCGAACGGGATATCCTCGGCGCTGGGGGGAGGCGGCGGTTCGGGTGGGAGCGGTGGGTTGCTGCAGCTGGCCGCGACGATCGCGGGCGCCTTCCTGGGGGCGCCGGGGCGTGCGACCGGGGGGCCGGTGAGCGCGGGGCGCGTGTACCGCGTCGGCGAGCGCGGGCCCGAGCTTTTCGTGCCGACCGCGAGCGGACGGATCGAGCCGGCAGCGGGCGGCAGCGTGCGCCACATTGCGATCACGGTGAATGTGCGCGGCGAGACCGGGAGCGAGCCGGGGCGGCTGGCGCAGACCGGGCGGCAACTGGCGCGCGCGGTGCGGCGCGCGGTGGAGGCGGACTGATGGGCTGGGCCCTGGTGGCGGCCGAGCCGCATCAGCGGAAGGGCTGGATCAAGCGCTTCGATCCGCGTTTCTGGACGGTCGATTTTGCGCGGCCAATGATGGCGAGCGTGGTGACGATCGGGCCGCAGGCGCTGCGGGTCGAGACGGTTTTCTATCGCAAGCAGGATCTGGCGGGGCTGATCTGGGCGGCGGAGGACAGGTGGGATCATCCGTTGCTCGCCTATGAGGCGAAGCGCGATTTCCGGCACACGCAACTGTCGTTTCGCTGGCGGTCGGGCGGGGTGAAGCCGCTCGACGCGCCGCATGGGCCGACGCTGACGATCGAGGGGCGCGATGCCGAGGGGGAACCGCGCGCCTGGTACGTGCGGCTGTGGAACTATGCCGTCGGCGATCCCGAGGACGCGGCGATCACGCTCGATTTCGACGCGATGGACGGGGGCTATCTGCTGCCGGACGAGGCCGATCCGGTGTGGGCGGGCGACATCGACCGGATGTTCGTGTCGCTGGTCCCGCCCGATCATGACGGTAGCGAGGGCGTGCTCGGGGCCCCGGCCGAGGGCTGGGCCGAGATGAGCGAGATTGCGGTGGCGGGGTCGGGATCGGTGCTGGCGATCGGCGACGCGATGCTGCCCGAGCACCAGCTCGGCATGACCAACGGCTATGACGATTGCTATCATCTGACCCCGGCGCGCGTGGTGCGGCAGATCGTCGCGCTCGGCTATCGCGGCGACGTCGTCCATTATGTCGGGATGAGCCATTATATGCGGCTCGAAGCATCGGGCGGAGGCTTTTACGCGAGCCTGGCCGGCGGGACGATCAATAAGCCCTGCGCGGCGTGGCACGCGGCGCTGGCCAGCGCGATCGCGGCGGCGGGGCTGGGTCTGATCTGGTCCCTATCCTACGAATATTTCGACGATTATTGCTGGGGCGACTGGAAGCAGCGCGACGCCGAGGGGGCCCCGGCGCTGACCGGCTGGGCGCCGCCGTCGACCTTGCTGTCGCCGGCGAATGCGAGCGCGATGGGATATTTGCAGCTCGTCGCGCGGGCGTTCGTCGCGATTGCCGTGGCCGCCCAGCTGCCGGTGAAGTTCCAGGTCGGCGAGCCCTGGTGGTGGGTCAATGCGGGCGGCAAGATCTGCGGCTATGACGCGGCGACGAGCGCGGCGCTGGGCGGGGCGAGCGTGGCGATCCCCGATGTGCGCGGGGCGCTCGATGCGGGGCAGGTGGCGATGCTCGACGCACTGGGCGACCTGCTGGCGGCGTCGACCGCGGCGCTGGTCGAAGCGGCGCGCGACGAGGCGGGGGCGGCGGACTTTACGAGCCATCTGCTGGTGTTCCTGCCGACCGTGCTCGATCCGGCGGCGCCCGAGTTGCGTCGCGCCAATGTGCCGCTCGGCTGGGCGACACCGGCCTTCGATGTGCTGCAGCTAGAGGATTACGACTGGGTGACCGCGGGCCGCGGTGCGGAGACCGGGCCGGCGCGCGCGGCGATGGTGGCGCGGCTGGGCTATCCGATCGACGAACAGCATTATTTTTCCGGGTTCGTGCTGCTCGCGGAGGATCGCGGCCAATGGGCGGCGATCGCGGAGGCGGCCGGGGCGAGCGCGCGCGGGGGGGTGGCGCGCACGTTCGTCTGGGCGTTGCCGCAGGTCGCGCGCGACGGGTTCGTGTGGTTCGACGGGGAGGATGAAGTGCAGGCTTTTGACAGGGTGGATTTCCCGCTGGCGATCGGACGCGAGGCGCTGTGCATCACCGAATTCTCGACGCAGGTCGTGAGTTCGCCCTCCGGGCACGAGCAGCGCGCGAGCGAATGGGCCGATGCGCGAATGCGCTACGACGCGGGGCCGGGGGTGCGGTCGGAGGGCGATGTGCGTGCGTTGACTGACTTTTTTCGGGCGCGGCGCGGCGCGGCGCGCGCGTTCCGCTTTCGCGATCCGTTCGATCATGGGTCGGCAGCGGACGGCGGGCTGCCCGCGGCGGACGATCAGATGCTGGGGGAAGGTGATGGCAGCCGGCGGCAGTTCGCGCTGGTGAAGCATTACGGTTCGGGGGACGCGGTGCAGCTGCGCGCGATCCGGCTGCCGGTAGAGGGCAGCGTTCGGGTATCGGTGGGCGGGGTGGAGACGGCGGCGTTTGTGATGACCGAGAATGGCGAGGTGCTGCTCGACACGGCGCCTGCGGCGGGGATCGTCGTGCGCGCGGGGTTTCGCTTCGACGTGCCGGTGCGTTTTGCCGAGGACCGGCTGGAGGTGAGCCGGGCGACCTTCCTCGCGGGCGAGATGGCTTCGGTGCCGCTGGTCGAGGTGCGGGCGCCGTGGTGATGACGGCGGCTCCCGACTGGCTGCGCGAGGAACTGGTGACGCTCGCCTGGTGCTGGCGGCTGGCGCGGCGCGACGGGGTGGTCGTGGGGCTGACCTCGCACGACCGCGACCTCGTGATCGACGGCACGCCCTATCGCGCGGCGCCGGGGATGAAGCCGTCGTCGCTGGAAACGAGCGACGGCCTGGAGGTCGAGACGATGGACCTGGAAGGCGCGGCGTCGAGTGCGGCAATTGCCGCCGCGGATCTCGATGCGGGTCGCTGGGACGGGGCCGGGCTGGTGCTGATGGTGACCGACTGGAGCTCGCCCGCGGCGGCGCCGATCGTCGTGGCCCGCGGAGAACTGGGCGCGGTCGAGCGCCGCGGGGCGGCATTCGCGGTCGAACTGCAAGGGGTGCTGCGGCGGCTCGATGCGCCGGCGTGTCCGGCAACCTCGCCCTCATGCCGGGCCGCCCTGGGGGACCGGGCGTGCCGGGTCGATCTGGCGCCATTGACGCATTACCGCCGGGTCGTGGCGGTCGACGGGCGGGCGGTGACGCTGGATGCGCCAGTGGCGGCGGATAGCATGGCATTCGGCGAGTTGCTGTGGATCGAGGGCGCGGCGAGCGGGTTGGCGTCGCCGGTGATCGGAGGCGGCGGGACGGCGTTGCAGCTGGCGGAGGTGCCGGCGGTGCTGCCCGAACTGCCGGCGCGGACGCGGCTGACCGAGGGCTGCGACAAGCAGCTGGTGACGTGCCGGGCACGTTTCGGCAATGCGATGAATTTCCGCGGCGAGGCGCATCTGCCGGGCAATGATCTGCTGACGCGCTATCCGGGTGGATGAGCCCCATTCCGATCTTTTAGGGGCGCGGGCCTTTGCGGCGGCACGAGGCATGATCGGGACGCCGTTCCGGTTGCAGGGAAAGAATCCGGCAACAGGGCTCGATTGCGTCGGCCTGGTGTGGGCAGCCTATGCGGCGGCGGGGGTGCGGCTGGTGCGGCCCTGCGATTATCCGCTGCGCGGATGGGCGCGAACGCGGGTCGAAGCGGCACTGACCGCGACGGGATTTTCGCCTGCCGGAGATGCTGCGCGGGTTGGCGATGTCGCGTTGATCGCTTTTGCCGCAGGGCAATTCCATCTGGGACTGATCGGCCGAGCGAGTCTGGTGCACGCGCATGCGGGGCTGCGGCGGGTGGTGGAGGCGCCGTTGGACGATGCCGTGCGGGCCGCGGCGCGGTGGCGGCTTTTTCAAGGAGCATGAACATGGCGACCCTGGTGCTTTCGGTTGTCGGCCAAGTGGTCGGCGGGCCGGTGGGCTCGGCCATCGGCGCCTTTATCGGACAGCAAATCGACGCCGAGATTTTCAAGCCCAAGGGGCGCGAGGGACCGCGGCTGGCCGACCTCAAGGTGCAGGTTTCGACCTATGGCCAGCAGATCCCCAAGCTGTTCGGGACGATGCGCGTCGCGGGGAGCGTGATCTGGGCCACCGACCTGATCGAGCGGCGCGAGAAGCATGGCGGCGGCAAGGGGCGTCCGTCGACGACCGAATATAGCTATGCCGTGTCGCTGGCGGTCGCGCTGTCGTCGCGGCCGATCGGCGCGATCCGGCGGATCTGGGCCGACGGCAATCTGCTGCGCGGGGCGAGCGGAAGCTTTCGGGAGCGCTGCACCTTCCGCTGGTATGCCGGCGGCGAGGACCAGCCTGTCGATCCGCTGATCGCCTCGGCGGTCGGGCTCGACGAGGCGAGCGCGTTTCGCGGGCTGGCCTATGCGGTGTTCGAGGAGCTTGAGCTCGCAAGCTTCGGCAATCGCATCCCGTCGCTGACTTTCGAGGTCGATGCCGATGCGGCTGGGGTCGATGCCGGGCTGGTCGGTGGCGCGCTGATCGGCGAGACGGGGCGCTGCTCCGGGCAAACCATATTCTCGGGCTATGCGGCGTCGGGCGACCGGGTGCGCGACGCTTTGGCGCCGCTGTTCGATGCGGACGCGGTGCGGCTGGTGAGCGCGCCCAGCGGGTGGCGGCTGGCACCGGCGGGGGCGGCGGATGCGGCAGTCGCCTTGGCCGACTTCTGCGAAATGCGCCGCGTGGGGGCGCCGATCGATATCGCCGAGAGGTCCCGCGCGCCGCTGTCGGCGCTGCCCGGCACGATCCGGCTGCGCCATTATGAGCCGGGGCGCGATTACCAGCTGGGCCAGCAGGCAAGCCCGGTGGCCGGCGGCGGGCGGCGCGAGGAGCGTATCGACCTGCCCGCGGTTCTGCCCGCCGAGGGAGCGCGGGCGCTGGCGCGGCGGATCGCAGCGGCTGCCAGCGACGGGCGCGAGACGCGGATATGGCAAGGCGATCTGGCGGCGCTCGCGCTGCCGGTCGGCGGCGTGGCGACGCTGGCAGACGGCAGCGTCTGGCGCGTCGCGTCGCGGACGGTGAAGGACGCCGCGGTACGGCTGGAGTTGCGGCGGCACCAGCCGGTCGCGATCGACGAGGTCGCGGCCGATCCGGGGGTGCCCGTGCTCGCGCCCGATTGGCCGGACAGCGCAGGACTGGTCCGGCTGTTCGACCTGCCGAGCCTTGGCGGATCGGCGGCGATCGCGCCGCGCATTCTGGTCGCCGCGGCGGGGGCGAATGACGGCTGGCGCGGCGCCGATGCTTGGCTGATCCCGGCGCCCGGCGCGGCGCCCGTTCCGCTCGGCGCGATCCGTCCGGCGGCCGCGCTCGGGACGCTCGCGGAACCCCTTGCGGGCGCCGATTCCACGCTGTTTGACGACATTAACAACGTCCTGGTCTCGCTGGAGAATCCGGCGATGGCTTTGGCATCGGTCGACGATGTCCAACTGCTCGGCGGGGCGAACCGCGCGATGATCGGCGATGAGTTGGTGCAGTTCGGTCGGGTCGAGGCATTGGGCGGCGGACTATGGCGGTTGTCGCACCTGTTGCGCGGCCGCGCGGGCACCGAGGCGGCTGCGGCGCATCCTGCGGGAACCCCGTTCGTGTGGCTCGACGATGCGGCTTTGCTGGCGCTGCCCGATGCGCTGGCCGGGTGGGCCGAAGGCGGTGCGGCGGTGCTGCAATGGGCCGCGCGCAGCGGCGGCGAGACGAGCGACGTGCCGGTGCCGGCGAGCGCGGCGGCGTTGCGTCCGCTGGCGCCGGTGCACCCGCGTGTGGTGCCGGACGGAGCCGGTGGGCTGCTGCTCGACTGGATCCGCCGGAGCCGGGTCGATCCCGGCTGGCGCGACGGGGTCGACCTGCCGCTGGGCGAGGGGCGCGAAGCGTGGCGTGTGGCGGTAGTGCCCGCGATCGCGGGCCTCGGTCCGTGGGAATCCAAAGCGGCGGGGCTTCATCTGTCGGCCGCCGAGGTCGCCGCGCTGCCCCCGGACAGCAGCTTCGAGATTCGTCAGGTGGGCGATTTCGCGCTGTCGCCGCCGCTTGTTCTTCCGCTGGATTGA